CTCCATCACAGATCTTACTCTGTTTGCCCCGTATCTGCGTTCTGAGGCGTTTTCCATGTCCTTGAGGCTGGTGATACCTCCCCTTGTATTGTAGCTGTAGAAGCCCTGCTTGACAGATATGACGGTTTGTTGTTAGATACGTGTCACCCATGAACAAGATGAAGAGTTCCCACATTGAAATACACCCCTGCGAGAACGGTTGGATTGTGACTGCGTATGATCCGATGAGGATATGGGCATTTGAGTCTGTGTCCCATGTCTCTGATTTTGTGAAGGAGTTCTTTTCGCAGCAGGAGGAGAGTAGTGATGAAGGTTAAGTCTGAGAAAACTGAGAGGGTAATTATCGAGATGGACGGGCCGGAGGCTCGTTCCATCCGTGATTGGCTGACTGCCCAGGCTGACGCCCAGCCTCCCCACTCTCCGGTGGGTCGGCTGCGGGTTAAACTGACTAATGCAATGGCTGAGTGATATGAGTGAAGAACAGGAAGACTATCAATGCTTCTTCTGCGAGCACGGGGCTGATCGTGCGTGCGGCGAGAAGTCAACTAATGGCGTGGCGTGCGACATGCCCGCTGGTCATGCTGGGCGTCATGTGAGTTGTCACAACAACTGGCACGCTGCAGTGATCTGGAACACGGGCGGCAAGCCTGTGGTGTCCTACCGGCACCGCAAGGGCAAGGGGAAGAATGCTGAGAGATTGTATCGTTTGGCGAAGGCCAATCAGGCTGCTGGGACTGGGGCTGATAAGCAGCGGGTCCAGAACGAGGCCGCGACTGACATGCTCAACGAGCTTGAGGTTGATGGGGCTGCTGCCGAGGTGTTCAAGGAGCTTTGTAGGGCTACGCAGTATAACCCGATCCTGGAGGTCATCAACGCCCTGAAAAACAAGGCAAAGGGCGGGACTCAGGGCATCTCGCCTTCCAAGAGGCTCGATGCGAACATGAAGCTGATGGAATATCTGGTTCCGAAGCCGAAGGCGCAGGATGTGAGCAAGAAGGAGGATACTGGCATTACGGTGAACATCAACGATGGGGAGGTGAAATGAAGAAGGTTGACGAGAAGCTTGTTAAGGCAGTTGAGCGAATTGCGGACTCTTTGTCCCGGCTTGAGGGCATGATTGGCGAACTGATCGAGTGTGAGGAGTGTGACTGCGACGAACCCTGCGGCTATCACGAGCTGTCTGAGGGAGAAGAAATCAGGAAGGGTGATTGGTATTTCAATGAGTCAAAAGAAAGGTGCCCAATTGTCTTGGATTTGGGAGGGCCATACATCAGGGACTACTTTGAATTTTCCATCTACCGTGATGTTCCGAGTTCCTGACTGTCATGCCTGAATTTTCCCTGCCATATCAGTGGGCTCCGCGAGAGTATCAGAAGCCCCTCTGGAACTACTTTATGTCGCCTGGGACGGGCAAGCGCGCCTCAATCTTCTGGCATCGCCGCGCTGGTAAGGATTTGTTCGCCATGAACCTAATTTCAGTGATGGCGCACAAGCGGGTTGGAGCTTACTGGCATATCTTTCCGCAGAACAAGCAGGGCAAGCGTATTGCGTGGAATGGGCGAACTGGCGGCATCATAGACCCTGTGACGCATGAAGTGAAGGAGCAGGGGCGCCCATTTCTCAGCTACCTTGGCGGGCCGCGAGATCCGAAGACCAAGAAGCCGGTCCTTCAAGAGAAGTACAACGACCAGGAGATGACCTACGTTTTCAAGAATGGTTCGATGTATCAGGTGCTTGGTGCGGACTCCGACTCACTGGTCGGCGGCAATCCCGTTGGGATTGTTTTCTCTGAGTGGGCTTTGATCCCTAAGAAAACATGGGAGTATTTGTCGCCTATCCTTGCGGAGAATGGCGGCTGGGCTTTGTTCATTACTACGCCTCGCGGCAAAAATCACGCCTACGACATGCATGAGATGGCGAAAGACAACGACAATTGGTTCCGCGAGACATTGATTGCCGGAGATCAGGGCACACGCGATGAGGCGGGCAATCCGGTGGTGCCAGATTCCTTTATTGAGCAGGCCAAGATGGATGGCATGGAAGAGGAGCGCATCCGATCCGAGTTCTACTGCGATACCGAGGCTCCTGTGAGCGGGGCATACTATGGTCGTCAGATGATGGAGGCTTCGGATCAAGGGCGCGTGACGGATGTTCCATGGATGCCGCAACTGCCGGTCTACACCTCATGGGACTTGGGCGCGAATGATGCGACTGCCATTTGGTTTTTTCAGCGGGCGCAGGGGGCAATCCATGTTATTGACTACATCGAGGAGCGCGACCAACCGTTGAACTACTACATCAAGTTGGTGCGTGAGCGGCCCTACACCTACGAGGCGCACTATGCGCCGCACGACATTGAGAAGCGTGAGATCACTTCTGCCGAGGCGCGCATTGTCACTGCTGCCAAGATGGGCATCAGGTTTACGCCTATTCCGTTCCTCTCAGTGCGTGAGCGCATTGATGCTGCGCGCAACCTGATCCCGGTCTGCCGCTTTGATGCGACCAAGTGCGGTCCTGGCATTGAGGCATTGCGCAGCTATACCAAGAAGTGGAACGATAAGGATGACACCTACATGAACGTTCCAAAGCACGACTGGGCGAGTAACGGGGCTGACGCCTTCGGCTACTTTGCTTTGGCTGCTGGGCCGGAGCCTGATACGAGAAACAAAACTAACTACAAGGGCAGTCCGATTATGGACAGCTTTGACTACCTTGCGTGAGCGCCATTGAGCAGTCCATCGCAATGTGGCCGTCTCCAGAGGTATTCTGGAATGATGTTCGCAAGTGGGGCGAGATGGGCTGCTACGTCCACATTCGCCCAGACTTCTGCGTCTGCGCCAAGGATGTCGAAGGGCGGGGTTGGTATATCTACCTTGCCGTTGGCGACATGGAGCACATGCTTTGCCAGCTTCCCTACGAGCTTGAATTCATAGGATGGGACCGGGAGTTGCGGGGCTGCCGCAATCCGAGATATTACCCACTGAAGAAATTGCTTGCCAAATGTGGGATTTCGTCCATTCCTTCATACTAGATGACATCTAGTGCCCCGAAGCCACCGGCTCCACCCAAGCCGCCTGCACCCGAAGGTGCGGGGGCGACTGTGCGTGCGCAAGAAGCCCAACGCAGGCGAAAAGGACGTAAGTCCACAATCCTTGGCGGGTTATCTCCGAGTGCTGGCGCTGAAAACACCTTCCTGAAATCAATCCTTGGCGGTTAATGACAGACGAAAAGGCAAAGCAGGTTTTGTCCCGCCTCGATGAACTCAAGGCGGCGCGGAACACCATAGACTCCGAGTTCCAAAAGATTGTGGACTACGTTCGCCCAGAGGGGGCTGACTTCTCCACTCGGAACGAGAAGGGCCGCGCCCAGATCAACCGCTCTGACAAGATTTACGATTCGACCGCCCGCGATTCCGTCGTCACCTTTGCTGGGGGCATCGAGTCCAACTTGACCAATCCGGTTGAACGTTGGTTCTCTGTTCGCATCGAGGGAGTTGACGACGAGCAGTTAGACCACGAGGCTTTGCTTTGGCTGGACAATGTCACCGACATCGTTTACTCGCAGTTTAACCGCCCGGAGGGCGGATTCTATACAGCGGTTGGCGAGGCATATACAGACCTTGGCAGCTACGGCACCGACGTTATTGGCTCCGAGTGGGACGGCAACGGCGTTGTATATCGCTCCTACCCACTGGGCAACTGCTGGCTCGACGAGGGCGCAGACCAGTTGGTGGACACCAATTTCCGCGAGATCGAGATGACCAAGCGGCAAATCGAGCAACGATTTGGCCGCTACGGGATGGTTCCCGACTCGATCATGCGAGAGAAGGACTCCACGAGACGCTTCGTGGTTGTCCATGCAGTCTATCCCCGATCCGATGCAGCGGGCAGTCGGGCTATCAATAAACGCTATGCCTCCTGCTGGGTTTGCGCAGATACCAAGTCTGTGCTCCATGAATCTGGCTACGACAGCTTTCCATACGCGGTTTCGCGTTGGGCAAAGCGGGCGGGGCAGGTTTATGGGTTTAGCCCCGCCCGCATTTGTCTTCCCGACATCCTCATGGTCAATCGCTTTCAGCAGCAGATTCTGAAGCGGGCCATGAAGGTGACATCCCCTCCCCTGTTGGTTCCCAACTCGGGCTATGTCCTGCCGATCAATACCTCGCCCGACGGCGTCACCTTCCATGACGCCTTCAGTGGTCAGAACGAGGTGCGCGAGCTTTACCAGAACGTGCGCCAAGACCTTGGCATTTCCCTTGAGATGCTGACCGATGTCCGCAACTCCATTCGCAAGTGCTTTCATGTTGACTTGTTTGAGCTTGGCAAGAACAACATTGAGATGAAAGCAACCGAGGTGATTGAGCGCAGGAATGAGAAGCTGCGCCAATTGGCTCCCATGATCGGGCGGCAGACCAAGGAGAAGCTTGACCCGATTGTCTCCCGCACCTACGAGCTTTTGAACGCGCATGATCGCATCCCAGATGCCCCGTCTGCGCTTCAGGGCACACGCTTGCGCGTGCGCTACCAATCTCCCGCCGCAGCCGCACAATTCAGCGTCAGGGCTGATTCAATGCGTGGATACACAGAGGATCTAGTCGCGCTTGCGCAGGCATATCCTGACATTCTGGACAAGATCGACCCTGACGCGCTGTCGGCTGAACTTGCTAGGGCGAGGCAGGTTCCGACCGCGATTCTGCGCCCCAGCGAAGAGGTTGAAGAAATTCGCGCCCAAAAACAGCAGAGCCAGCAGATGCAAGAGATGGCCCAGGCGGCGCAGCCAGCGGCTAGTGCAATCAAAGACATTGCACAGGCGCAGGCGATTTCCCAATGAAAACCCTAAAGCAACTAAAAACCCATACGGAGCGGAATTGCCATTCGGTGCTGATTGCCGCTGTAGCCAACCCCTCGGGGAATACTGTCGTTATCGGGCCATTTGCCAACGCAAAGGAGATGGACCGCGCTATTCTGCGCTCGGAGTATCCCGTTAACAAAGTCGAAGGCCCTTATCAGGTGCTGATTCCTTACCCCGAAGGAGCCGTAAAGCCAAAGGCGACTGATGAACTGGCAGCAGTTGGTCAATAAGACCCTCGGCAAAAACCGCTCGTTCCAGGCTGTATTCAAAACCCCGGAGGGGCAAGAAGTGCTGCAACACATCGCTAAGATGGGCTTTGTGTTCCAACCTTCGATGGATACCAGGGGCTTGACAGAGTTCAACGAGGGTCGGCGCAGTCTTGCGCTGGACATCCTCGCGCTCTGCAACAAGGACGAAGCGGCCATACTTGAAATGCTGAAAACCCACCAACAGGAAGAAACCCAATGAGCGACGACAACGACACACCATTTGTTGAGACACTGCCCGAGGAATACCGCGACAATGCGGTGTTCTCGTCCTACAAGGACATGGGTGGGCTTCTCAAGAGCCACGTTGAACTGAACAAGATGCTCGGCAAGCCCCGAGTGGATCTGCCTCAAGACGACTGGAAGGACGAGGACTACGACAAGTTCTACTCTAAACTGGGCAGGCCCGAGAAGGCTGAAGCCTACGCCGAAGGGCTGGAACTGCCCGAAGGCGTGGAGCTTGACCAGGATCAAGTCAAGTGGGCGACTGACCAGTTCCACAAGCTGGGCATCTCCGACAAGGCTGGCAAGCAGCTTCTGAAGGATTACATCACCCGTCAAATTGAGCAGGATCAAGCCACGCAGAGCAGCAAGGCGCAATTTGCCGAAGAGGCGACCGCCGCGCTGAAAGCCGAGTGGGGCGACAACTACGACACTCAGATGGAGTTGGTTAAGGGTATTGCGAGCAAATTTGGTGACGATGCGTTTTTCGAGTTGCTGAATAACCCTGAGTTCGGTAACAACCCCGCCCTTGTGAAGTTCATCGCCAACGTCGGCGAGGAGTTCAAGGAGGATGTCGTTGGAGGTTCATCTGGCGCGCCCTCTGTGAGTCCGCAGGCTCGCGCCAAGTTGCAACTTGAACAGAATCGACAAGACCGTGAAAAGGTGCGACTTTTGACCACGCCGCTTTACAACCTGCGCGAGGACGAGCAAGTTGCGGCAAAGGCGTTGCGAGCCGAGAACGAGAACCTGTATCGCCTCGCCTACAAGGATTAGGGAGCCCCTTCTCCCTTGCCCCGCCTCGGGTTTTCTTTGTTTTTACCGAGGCGGGGCATTTTTGTTGCTTGACCGATTCCTGAATACTTGTTACGCATCATCATATCTGGACAACTTGACACGTCGAGCCCAGTGACAGCGGGGAAAGCCCCGCCTTCCAGCAGCGGAGAAAAGCTGTTATGGGAGAGTCCGCATTTGTGGGTAGCTCAACCGATCCGAAACGATTGCAAGAGAAAGGCTACCTACAATGTCTTCAGAGATTAGCACCTCCTTTAAGCAGTCTTACCACGACATGCTGGAGATCGGCCTGCAACAGCAGGGCTCCCGATTGCGCCCAGCGGTTCGTGTTGAGTCTGTAAATGCGAAGTATGGTTACTTCGACCGGGTCAACAGCGTTTCCGCTGTTGAGAAAACCTCCCGCCACGCGCCCACCCCGCAGATTGACACCCCGCACGTTCGTCGGCGTGTTGATATGCGCGACTTCCACTTTGCCGACATGATCGACAAACAGGATGTCATCCGCGCTACGGCCAACCCTGAATCGGCCTACGTCCAGAATGCGATTTACTCGCTCGGACGCGAGATGGACAATCAAGTCATCTCGGCTGCTTTCGGAACGGCCTATGAGGGCGAGACTGGCGGAACTTCCACCACGTTCCCGACCGCGACCCAACAGATCGCGCACGGTTCGGCTGGAATGACCGTTGAAAAGCTTCGGGCGGCAAAAAAGATCCTCGACTCCAACGAGGTTGGTGATGAGCCCCGCTTCATCGCCTGCACGGCCCAACAGATCGATGATCTGCTGGGCACGACTGAGGTCACTAGCACTGACTACAACTCCGTCAAGGCGTTGGTTCAGGGCGAAGTGAATACGTTCCTCGGCTTCACGTTCATTCGGACTGAGCTGATTGACATTTCGGGCTCTACCCGCTCCTGCATTGCCTGGTCGCGTAGCGGCCTGCTCTTGGGTGTCGGCATCGACATCGAGACGGACATCAGCGTTCGGAATGACATGAGCAACGCCATCCAAGTGTATGCACGCGCCACCTTCGGCGCGACCCGCATGTATGAGGAGAAGGTCGTGGAAATCCAGTGCACCGAATCCTAAACGAGAAAGGACTGACAGATGGCTACTTACAATTCTGAACAGTTGGCCGCTTTTGTCGCCCCGAATTACGGGCCGCAGGAGCGGAATCGTGCGGACGCGCTTCGCCGCGAGTCGTGGACCTACAACACGACCGATGACCCGACCGGCGCAATTGCTGAATTCGACACCATTCGCTTGAAGCTGCTCCCGAAAGGGACGCGCATCTGGGGCGGAAAGTTGTTCTTTGAGGCGATTGGCTCCAACCAGGTCGTTGACTTCGGCCTTGAAGGAGCGGACGGCGACGGCACGTACGACGGGACCAATTCCGATGACCCCGACTTCTTCACCACGGCGCAGGTTGCTGTTGCGGCCGCTGGCGAAGCTGAGTTCGGCGTCTTGCAGGAAGACAATCCCGGCTACGAGTTGGTGAAGGACTGCTACCTGACGATGACCCATGAGGACACCGCCAGCACCAACGCGCCTGCTTCCGACAAGGACATCGACGGTTACGTTGACATTTCGTAACACTCAATCCCCTGCCGGGGCATAACAGCCCCGGCAGGGCTTTTCTATGGCAACTCAAGTCACGATCAGCAATTTGGCCCTGATGAATCTCGGGGCTCCTACCATTACGCGGATCGAGGCTGAGACTGCCTCTGGCCGCGCTGTTCGCGCAGGCTGGGACGTTTGCCTTGAGGCGTTCCTGTGTATGCACCCGTGGACGTTTGCCACGACCAGGACAACGACCTCGCCTACGGCAAACACGCCCAACCACAATTACACCTACGAGCACGCATTTCCATCAGATGCGATTTACGTGTTTCCTCCGGGGCAGGGCACGCAGCCCTACGACGATTACAAGATCGAGGGACGCACCATACTTTCCAACTCTGACACCCTCTACATCCGCTACATCCAGAACGATGTGTCGGTGTCAGACATTCCGCCATTGGCGGCGAACGCACTTGCAATCTACCTCGCTTGGTGGATGTGCATGGCATTGATTCAGGGCAACACTGGGCGCAGGGAGAAGGAGCGCCTTTGGAACGACTTTGAAAAAGCCCTGGCGAAGGCAAGACACGCCGATTCCGGTCAGATTGCCGGACTAAGCGCAACCAGCTTCGCGCTGGAAGATGCCCGCAGTGGCGGCGTTGACACAGTGCGTGGCCTGACCTAATGGGACGCTCACACACACTCCAAACAAACTTCACAGCAGGCGAGCTTTCGCCGCTGCTGCGCGCTCGCGAGGACATCCAGAAGTATTTCAACGGCGCGGAGAAGTTGGAGAACTTCATCGTCAAGCCGCAAGGCGGCGCGTTTCGCCGCTCTGGGACGCAGATGATCCTTGAAACTAAGGACACTGACATCGTCGGTTGGAACTCAAGTTCTGCAAAAGTGAGATTGGTTGAGTTTGAGTTCTCCACGACTCAGGCATACATCCTTGAGTTGGGCAACCTCTACGCCCGCGTTTACAAGCAGAGCGGGGTTGTCACGTCCACGAATGAAACCATCAGCGGAGTGACGCAGGCCAATCCTGCTGTTGTCACTGCGACTGGACACAGCCTGTCCAACGGGGACCATGTCGTAATCAGCGGAATCGTCGGGATGACGGAACTCAACGGGCGCAGGTTTGAGGTTGCTAACAAAACGACTAACACCTTTGAGCTTCTTGGTGAAGATTCGACTAGCCACACCGCCTACTCGTCTGGTGGAGACGCGGACCTTGTCTACGAATTCACAACCCCTTGGGCGACTGCCGATCTTGACGACCTGTATTTCACTCAGAGTGCGGATGTTCTCTATGTTGCACACCCAGATTACGAGCCGAGGAAGATCACGCGAACCGCCGACACCACATGGACAGTGTCTACATTCGATGGCGAAAAGGGGCCGTATCTCAGCATTAACTCTGGGGACACGTCGTTTAGGCTTGCCACACTTTTGACAGTGAGCGGGATTACTCAAGCCAATCCTGCGGTTGTCACAACTTCGTCCGCACACGGCCTTGAAACTGGAGACATCGTCAGGTTATACGATGTCGGCGGCATGACAGAGGTAAATGACGCAGGCTATACGATCACTGTTGTCTCAACCACCACGTTTTCACTGGACGGCATTGACTCCACTGGCTATACCGCATACACCTCTGGAGGAACTGCTGACGTGGGCAAGGTGTCGGATACTGCCACGGTTACTAGCAACAATGACATTTTCGTCTCTGGGGACGTTGACAAATATATTGAGTATTCTAACGGAAATGGAGTGTGGGAACTCGGAAGAATTACAGAATACACAAGCGGAACTGAAGTAACAATTGAGCCGCAGAAAGTGTATGAGCAGCCAGCGGGAACTTATTATTACATAGGTTATGATGGGGGAGTTGGAGGACCGCGTTTGTTGTCGCCATACTCTAACGTTTTTGACTATGATGACGTTGGGCGGCACGCCAGAGCAAATGATATTTCGTCTTCATCAACAGGGTGGTGGAGAATTGACCTTTTAAAAGAAGACGATTCATCATCAACGCGGGCAGGCGGAGTAACTGCGATTACTCTTGCGTCTGGCTACACTATTGGAGAAGACCGATGCACGATTTCCAATAGGAGCATTACTGCAACTCTTATTGCGTCATCTGGGACATTCGCCAGCACAGACGTTGGACGCTGGGTCAGAATGCAATACGGAATTGATTGGGTGGATTGCAAAATCACTGCATACACCGACTCAACGCACGTTACTGTTTCAATTTCGGAAGACACAGAAATCCCGAAAGATCCAGAAAACAACACCAAGCTTCTCAACGATGGGGAAACTGTGTTTTGGCGGCTTGGTGCATGGTCTGACACCACTGGTTGGCCTTCTGTTGTTTCTTTTCATCAGCAGCGTCTGTGGTTTGCCAGCACCAACGACAACCCTGACACCCTGTGGAGTAGCAAAGTAGACGACTACGCCAACTTCCAGCCAACCGATCCAGACGGGACAGTGTTGGACGACTCCGCGATTACCGTCACAATCGCGAGCAACCAGGTAAACGCCATCAAGTGGGTAGAAAGCGGCCCGGTCCTTCTGATCGGGACACTGAGCGGGGAGTATCAGATGCGTGCGGCGAGCACGATCAATGAGCCGCTGACTCCGAGCAACGTTGATGTCAAGACGCAGACAAGCAATGGAACACTGGCAAGCCACATGCCCCAGCGCGTTGGTTCGGCTGTGCTGTTCATCCAGCGGGCGGGGCGTGAGGTGCATGACATGCGCTACTCGTTTGAGGCCGACAGCTTTGTGAGCCGTGACCTAAACATCACGTCGGAGCACATTCTTCGCGATCAAACGCAGGCAAACAGACTGCGTTACCAGAAGAACCCCAATTCCGTAGTGTGGGTACTCACTGAGACTGGCGACCTTATCACCCTGACCTACGAGGCAGACCAGGATATCTATGCGTGGTCAAGGCAGAAGATTGGCGGGACTGGGGTAGTTGAGTCTATCGCGTCCATCCCGTCGTCCGCAGGGACTGAAGATGAGATTTGGATGGTGGTGAAGCGCACCATCAACACGAAGACAGTTCGCTACATTGAGAAGTTGCTGCCCGACTTCAATCCTGCGTCCGCCACTGACAAGGACGAGATGAAGTTTGTGGACTCCATGCTGTCGGGCTCGGCAACATCCACTACGGTTCGCGGGCTTAACCACCTTGAAGGTGAGTCCTTGCAGGTCTTGGTTGACGGGGAGTATGTGGGCGACAAAACCGTGTCGTCCGGGGCAATCACGCTGGATGACACAGGGACGACTGTTATTGCAGGTTTGCAATTTATCAGTAAGGTTAAGAGTATGCCACTTGCGCCACGCGGCGACTGGGGAAGTTCTGGCGGGAGCGTGAAGAGAGTCCCAAAGGGATACATACACGTTCTTAACAGTCTTGGGCATCGTTACGGGGCAAGCGAGTCGGACCTAATTCAGCACGACTACCGGGAAGAAGATGATGACATGGATCAGGCTCCAAACCTCTTCACGGGGTGGAAAGAGTTTAACATTTATGGCGACGACGATTTGGACAACGACCTAGATTATGAGGGTCAGGTTTGGATTCAGCAGCAGCAGCCTCACCCGCTGAACATACTTGCGATGGTCTCGGTGGTGGAGGATTCGGAATGATAACGCTTGAGGCATTGACAACTCAGCATGTGCGGGACTGCTTTCGGAGCGGATTGCTCTTGAAGGAGATTGCCGACAGGCTCGTTGTCATCCCCCCCGGCAAACACGCCGCCCTGCGCAACGGATCGATGCTGGCTATCGGCGGCATCACGCAGGTATGGACAGGGGTTGGCATTGCTTGGCTAACAGTGTTTCCGGCTGCGAAGAAGCACCCTCACGCGCTGATGAATGCCGCCTTTGAGATGCTGCACAATGCAGCCGAGGATCTGCGACTACATCGAGTCCACGCCGAAATCAATGCAAGCGACAAGAAGGCCAAACGGGTGGCGAAGATGCTTGGCTTTGACTACGAATCGACACTAAAGAAATACGGTCCCGACGCGACCGATTACCACATGATGACATGGCAGCTTTAGGTGCATTAGGGGTAGCGGCGATAGCAGCCTCTACAGTATCAACCGGGCTTGGAGTCTATTCTGCCGTGCAGTCTGGGGCTGCACAGAAGGACGCCGCCGAGTTCAACGCTGCCGTTGCGCGCAATGATGCCATCGCGGCGCAGCAGCAGGCCGCGTCTGAGTCCCGCCAGTTGTCACGGCGGAACAGATTGCGTGCCGCCACTAGGCGGGCACGCTTCGCGGCTAGTGGGATCGAGTTGTCCGGTTCTGCCGAGGATGTGATGTTTGACTCTGCGGTCCAGGATGAGCTTGACCGTCAGAACGCCATCTATCGCGGGGAGCTTCGCGCAAGACGTTCCAAGGCCGAGGCTGGATTGCAGGAGGCGATGGGGCGCAACGCAGTGACATCGTCCTACCTAAACGCGGCCGGGACATTTTTCGGCGGCGTCAGCCAGGGGTTGAGCATCGCTTCAAATCCAAGCTTTCGTAGAAGTGGTGGATCTTCGCGAGGCGCAGCAAGCGCGGGCGGGTCATATGTAACTCCCGGAGTAAGTCAATCACAATATTGGGCCTCACCATAATATGCCACCCGTAAGAACATCCACAGCAGCCCCGCTTCAGGTGGCTGGATCAACAGGGCCGAGGGCGTCAGCAGCGTCATTCGCTCCAAGCTTTGCTGGGGCGGCACAGGGGTTGTCACAGGTTCCTGGTGCGCTGGCTGCGGTTGCGGGTGCGCGTAAGACGCGGGAGCGCGAAGCTGCCATGTTTGCACGGGAGGAGGCAATCCAAGCCAAGCTTGAGTCGGATGAAGAGAAGGAGAAGGACGACAAGTTCCGATTCAATATGGCCCTGATTGAGGCGTCCCAGAAGATGGGCGTCTACATGGCGGAGAACCCCAATGTGGGAGTCGCTGAATTCACTGACGAGTTTGAGAACACCGTCAAGATGCACAGCGACACCCTTGGTGAGATGTCGAATGACTTTAAGGTCAACATGGGCAGGATTTACGCCCAGAAGATTCCGGTCATCGCCTCTGCTGCCAGAGGTCGCAAGATCGGTGAGATCATTACGACAGCCGAGAAAACTCTCTCAAAAGTCGCCATCACGAAGGACTTGGACTCCCTTCGCGAGGCATACTACGGGCTTGGGCCAGCATACGCCGAAAGCCTTCGGACATTTGGCTCAGAGGTCGAGCGTTCCAACATGGAAAAGTATGAGTATAACGCTGTGATGACCGCAGTCTCGGACTTCCCCGAGGAGGCGTCATATATGCTGAAGGACAGCAAGTATCTCCCCGCAAACCGGGTTGAGGAACTTGAGGCAGCCATTGGCCGCAGCATTCAGAAAAACAACCAGATTGACGCGGCAGCGTTGGCCGAGAACATCGAGGACGACCTTGCGCGGGCATGGGATGGTGAGCCTTCAGGCAAGATGGTTGTCACAATGGACATGGTTGGCGGGGACAAGGACAAGTATGCTGCCTATGATAAGGAGCGAGAGCGTTATGCGGCTGCGGGGCACATGCTCCGTATGGCAAAAAACTCCCCGGCAGAACTCGCCAAGATTGTAGAGAAGGCGGGGGACACCCTCGACAAGGAGAACGAGGTTGCCAAGATTGCCGCACAAGGGGTGGAGGACAGCCGCATTGGTGCAGTCGGGCTGTTAGACTCGTTCCAGAAGGAGCCGTTGCGATACATCTTTGACACGGCAGACGAATTGCGTGCTGAGATAATCGAGCTTGAGGGCTTGATGGAGCAATACAAGGTTGCCTCGGACGAAGCGAAGCCTGCGATCAACGCGCAGATGCACAGCACCTACCAGGACCTGGATGGCAGGCTGATTCACATGCAGCGCGAGCTTGGGGTTGCGGACGACGACATCAAGCTGCTCCTTGACTCCGAGGCCAAGCAGTCCATCGCAGCCCTGAACTCGATGAAACCACGGGACGGACTGAACGAGTTGCTCAACATAGAGTTTCGGCACGGAGACAAGTATTGGCCCCGTGTGTTCAACCAGTTGGTTGACGAGGGAATGTCTTCGGGAATGTTCATGGCTTACAACTACAAGGATTCCCACGGAATCCGCGAGACGGTCATGGAAGCTATCAGCAATGAAAAGGGATTTGAGCAAAACGACCGTGCCAAGGTGAGGGAGAAAGTTGACAACGACCCGGAACTTGCCGCCTTTGCTCATGTAATGGCCGGTGGTAGCGCGCACTTGAAAAGCGGGATTCTTAGTTTTGTGGAAAGTTTCGCCCTGCAACTCAACAGCAACAATCCCAGCATCACCCATTCCGAAGCGGTTGAGTTGGCTAACCAGTATCTTGTCGATGATCACGCCATCGTTGCCGAGGTGGACGCAAATGATCAGGAGCCCATCCTTGTGTTCAGGGATCAGCGAAACGCCGAAGGCAAGCGCACGGACGACGAGATCGACAACGTCATTGAATTCCTCGACATTGCAACATCGGTCCTTGACCATTCCGTAGTGGACGCGGCAGGGATTGCGCCGGGACTGCCTGAGCAAAGGCTCAGGGAAGACACGCTTGCCGGATCAGTAAGCATCAAGGGCACCTCCCAGATGGAGGCGGTTGAGGCATTCCTGAACGGTGTCGAAAACTACCGCTGGGAGTCTGACGGCCACGGGGTGTATCTCCGGTTGGAAGAACTCCGTGGCGGTGACTCATTCCACTTGCGCGACAAGAAAGGTAAGAAGCTTTACATCGACTTTGACAATCCATTTGGCGGAGGGAAGACCAATTGGCCCACCACCGGCAAGCATAAGGCTGATATAGACAACATTCGCCGGCCATCAATTCCGCTTCCGGGCGTTGACAACGTCCCGTTCTACTGATGATCACCTATAAACCATACTCCCGCAGGGATGTGGGGCAGGTAAGGGAGATCAACGATCTCCCTCTTTCCAGCGTGTTTAACGCTGCTGTTGGGTATGGGCGTGAGTTCCTCCAAGCGCAGAACGCAGTCCAGCGCATGGTTGAGATGGGAGTCGCCAGCGGCAATGTTCTCTCTCCTGACGAAGCCAACGAGAGATACAGTATGCCGGGGCTAGAGTTCAATGAGCCGGTTTTGGAAGGTCAGGCTCAACTCATGCGTAGGCGGAAGGAGTTGGAGAACGCCCGCATGTTCTACCTCCAGAATGCGAAAGGCTTCACTGGCATGTCGGCTGCCTTTGCGGGGCAAGTCATCGGGAGCCAGATGTCGTTCACAGACTTTGGTCTCAACTTTGTCCCTATCGTAGGGCAGGCCAAATACAGGCGCATGGCAGGCATCGCCTCGCGCACCAAGCGCGGGGCTAAGACAATCCGCATGGGCGGGGGACTTGGTCGCCCGGTCGTCCGAGTAAAGAACTCTCCGCTCATCGCCCAACGCGACCGCCTTTCGCTCGAGGAGGGTAGGTCCGTCATCGCCAGGGTGGTCGGCGGAGCAGTCGATGCTTCGGTTGGCAGCCTGATTGCGGAAATCCCAATATACATAGCCAACAGGCAGCAGCAGGCAGAATACGGATTCAACGACATCCTTATCGGTGTCGCTGGATCGGCCATAGTCGGCGGCGGGTTGCGTGGAGCTGGCATCGTGTTTGAGAGGCTGACGGCCCCCACCAAGAGGGAGATGGCTGCCGTTGCGCATGACCAGTTCCTGAACGACGTAGACGTTGACGTTGCCGGTATCGCCAAACTTGACCGTGGCGTTATCGCCGGGGAGATACTGGCTGACGAGGCACGCAGGATGCGCGACATGGCCGAGATCCGCAGGCTTGCCAAGAAGGCGGTCGATGATCAGGAGGCTGAAATCTATGCTGCGGTAGGTGGTGAAGGGCGTTGGTATAATGACATTTTAAGGTCGGAAGCTTACGAAGCCCGCCTTGGAGCCAAGGATGCGGTCGAGGCTCGCAAGGCGAAGATTGCAGCCAAGGTCAGGGCGCGAGTAGAGGCGATTGGCGTCCTTGGTCGCGTCACCAGGGAGCAGGCAATCCAGATAGGCGAGTCTGCGGCAAAGCGCGGAGGCAAAGGGCAGCAGGCAAAAACACTCAAGGCTTTGCTGGAGAGAGCCAAGGGCGGAGATGTGTCGGCAGCCGACAACATTGCCCGCATGTTTTTCCTTGAGCTTGACGAGACATCCAGGAACATCCCAAGCTTGTTCAAGACTGGGGAGGTTTCCCCGAAGTTCACTCCGGCTCAACTCAAAGCAATTGACGAAATCGTTGACCTCCTCCCAGACCGGACCAAGAAGATGATGCAACGCATCTCTGCTGACCGTCTGGACTTTGACTCACGGATTGAGGCAGGCATCCAAGCGAAAGCCGACAGGATTGAGCGGGCGGAATACAAGAGACGCATTGCTGACCTGAAGAGGCAGGATGCTGGCAAGAAAAGCAGATTTAAGAAGCGGGTTGAGAAGGAACGGCTCAAGCGTTACAAGGCTGAGGTCCGCAGACTCCAGACCGAGTATGATGCCCGCACCCAGCAGTTGATTGAGGACACCTACCAGAATAGGTTGCGTGAACTCATAGATGAGCGCGGGCTCTCCAAGAGCGAACCGGGCCAGGAGCCCATCCCGAGGGAGTCCGATGCGGGCGAGGGCGGAATGGATACGACGTTCCACCAGCAGGACGCGACAGAGATTGAGGCGACCATCAAGCGGGACGGGGAACTTACGGCATCTGAGCAGGCTTACCTTGACAACTCCTTTGACTACGAGCCGAAGGCAATCGAGGAAGGATTGCTCTGCATGAGGAAAGGATGACATGCCAAAAAACCGTTGCATAGACAGGGTCGTAAAAGCCTCTGGTGACAAGAAGATCACCAAGCAGCAGGCCGAGGAAATCCTTCGTGAGATTGAAGCTCAGATCCACAAGCGCGAAGGCGTGGAGCCGAAGTTTGCCTCGCTGGAAGCTGCTCAGGCGGCAATGAACGATGTCATTGACAAGCTTGAAGCCAAGAAGGTCATCGACAAACGCCGCAGGTTGAAGGCGATTGCCTCCGACCGGGACTTCTTCAGGCGGGCTGAAGGGTTTGAGAACAAGGCTGACGCCCTATTGTCGTCCATCGGCAAGTTTGGGAGGACAGAGGCAGACGTTCAGGGAGGCAGGAACTCTGTCGAGGGGCACTTCGTTGCCTTAACTGCTGCTTACCAAGGCAGGCTTGAGGCGAGGCTTCACAAAAAGGGGCTTTGGGCAGACTTCAAGAGCAACAGGCTGGAGCGCGAGATAGCCAACGAGATGCAGCAACTCTCCATGGGGGAGAAGGGCAACCCGGGCGTATCCGGCAGCAACGCTGCAAAGAGAATAGCTGCCGAGGTTCACTCCATAATGAGAGACCTTGTCGGCAAGCAGAACGAGAACGGGGCAGACATTAAAATACGAGCCGACTACATCCTGCCGCAGACGCACGATCACACGGTCATCCGGTCCCTAGGGGGAAAGGAGGCAAGTCAGGGATTGTGGAAGAAGGACATTTTGGAAGGCATTGATTCTGAAGCAACCTTCAAGGGCGCAGATGAAGACGCCTTCCTGAACTCTGTCCACGAGGATTTTTACAACAACTTCTTTGACAAGGTCCGCGTTGACGAGTTTGCCGACGGAAAGGTTGACCGTGTCATCCTTCCGAAGGCTGGGCAGCACGGCAGCCTTGCCAAAAAGCTTGGGGCGGAGCGTGTCCTTCACTTCAAGGACGCGGACTCATGGTTCAACTACAACAAGAAGTATGGGAGGCACAAGTTCTTGGCCCAGGCAATCATGGCCGACATCGAGACGCGGGCGCGTAGTATCGCACTGATGTCTGAGTTCACTCATAATCCCGGCGAGGCTTTTGAGCGAAGGCTTCGCGGGCTCATGGCTCTCGTAAAAGACAAGCCTGATTCAGCAAGGCAGCTTGACGCCTTCAAGGGGCGCGAAGGCAGGCAGATCGAGGCAGCATGGAACGAGGCGACTGGAGCCAATGCGTCCGAAGGAACCAACACTTTTAACACCTACATGAACGGGCTCAAGACGTTGCAGTCCGTGTCAAAGCTTGGTGGGGCGGCTCCAGCCTCCCTGCCTGACTTGTTTACAAGTTCGGCAAAGCTTATGGCAACCATGTCCGCTGATGGCAGCGGGTGGGGAAAGGGACTTGAGGCGGCCGTCAGGGTCATCAAGGAAGTCCCTTCCGCCTTTAAGGCTGTATTGGGCAAGGGCTCAGGCGCAGCCTGGGCCCGGGTTAATGGCGTCATGTCTGACTCATTCAGTATGGGAATTGCCGAGCGGTGGGGGTCTACTGTTACCGGGGCGGGTAGGGCAAATGAGATGTTCAAGGCTATAACCAATGCCTTCTTCAAGATCAACCTACTTGGGTGGTGGACTGACACTATTCGGGTAGCGGCGCACAACGCCCATGCCGCCCTGCTTGGTGAGTTCTCAAAGGTTGACTTCAGCAAGCTGCCCGGAGGTATGCGGGCTGACATGGTCGAGGCGGGCATCACGGAACTTGAGTGGGACGCCATGCGTCGCACGGCAATGCAAATCAACGAAGATGGGGCGAGGATGGTTGCCGCCGACACCGTTGGAAGCGGCGACTACTCAGCAGTCCTCAAAGAGAGGGGGCTTACGAACACTCCGGCCAACCTCCAGAAGGTGGCAAACGATGTTGAGTTGAAGACCCGCATCTACATGGACAACCTGCTTGAGCAGTCTGTCCCGACTCCAGGCATGGAGGAGCGGCTTATCATGAGGGGATACAGGCATACGGACGACTACTTCGCTGGAATGCTTGGAGTCCTGCTTCAGTTCAAGACGCACCCAATCACGGTCTACAACAAGATTGTCAGGCGCGCCTACAAGAAGTCGGGTGCAGCAGGGGTAGGAGAATTCCTCGCCAAGGGAGGTAGCGCAAGAAATAACCTGATGATGATGATAGGGCTGACAACAGTCGCGGGTTACTTGTCTGGAGCAGCTAAAGACATCATGCGCGGCAAGACGCCTAAAGACCCAAAGAATGTTAAGACCTGGCTGGACGCCGCCTCAAGGGGCGGCGGGTTAGGCATTTTCGGAGATGTCCTGTTCCGTGAGTATGACAATCACTTGAGCAAGGCTTCATCCGTGTTTGTTGGCCCAACAGTTGGTGGCTTGGTGGACCCGCTAGCGTCGTCTGTTTCGGCGATTGCCCATGACGGAGACGTCGATGCGGCTCAGGCTTCATTGTACAAGGCCGCCAGGGACAACACTCCATTTGCGAACCTGTTCTACATCAAGCCACTGATGGACCAGTTGATCTGGTTCAACATGAATGAGTTCTTCTCGCCGGGGTGGGAGAAGAGATACAAAGCAAGAATGGATGACGCAGGGCAGGAATTTATAGACTTGCCAGTCGTTGGGGAGTTTGGAAACCCGAGCGAATAAAACTGAAACTTCTTGACCATTTTGACAAATGGATCTGAATAGGATAGAGCAATGAGCCTTACAGACACAGACAGACACGCAAGTTACATCGCCAACGGGTCAACGACCGAGTTCTCGTTCCCGCATAAATTCTTGGCGAACGCACACCTACAGGTCTACGACGCGGGCACGTTGCAAACCATCACCACCGATTACACCGTAACAGGGGCCGGGGAGGAAAGCGGCGGGACTGTGACGTTCACGACTGCGCCGACTGATGGCAACACGGTTCTGATTCTAAGGGTCACACCCAACACTCAGCCCACTGACTGGGTTGCCAATGCGCGGTTCAATGCGCAGGACATCGAGGACGACCTGGACCGCAGGGCCATGGTCGTTATTGACAACTACCCGACGATTCAGTCCAACGCAGGAACGCCCGAATCGGTAGTGACAGGCTTTGCGGATCGCGGCGACTTTTGCTACGACTCAACCAACAGCATTCTCTATCATAAGTCTTCGGGCAACGGGACTGATACGGGCTGGGAGAAGGTGACGGATGTTTCGGACCTCGACCTGTCAGACATTAACGATGTCACCCTCACGTCCATCGCCTCCGGTGAGATCCTTGTCTGGGATGGAAGCGGCTGGGTGAACAACACGCTGGCCGAGGCAGGGATTGCCCCGGCTTCGCACACACACGCCGCCACAGATATTACATCAGGGACACTCCCGCCTGCGCGACTTGGGGCAGATTCAATTGACGCCATCACTGAGATTGCCAGCAGCCTAAAGTCGGGCAGCGATGGAACTCTGATTACGGGCACCGCTGGAACCAGCGGGGACTTGTCTCAGTGGGACGCCAACGGTGACCTTGTGGATGGTCCGACTCCACCAAGTGGAACTATCGTAGGAACGACGGACACGCAGACGTTGACCAACAAGACGATTGACGACTTCACCAACACGGTTCATGCAGACTTTGTTCACATTCAGGTGCGCAACGAGTCAGGGTCTGCGCTGAGTGCTGGCGATGTCGTTTACACCTCGGGGTGGTCGGTCGGGCAGTCAAAGACTTTAGTCTCCCTCGCTGACGCATCGTCTGCATCCACAATTCCCGCATTGGGCATTATGAATGAAGCGTTGTCGAATAACGCTACAGGAGAGGTGATCGTCAAGGGACTCGTTGAGAACATTGACACATCCTCTTGGTCAGAGGGCGACATCCTTTATGTGAGTGAGACTGCTGGAGCCCTAACATCGACAAAGCCTACAGGCTCTGCGCAAGTGGAGGCGGTGGCGACGGTTCTGCGCTCTCACGCATCTTTGGGAATTATTTCGGTGAACACTCGCGCCGTTCCGTATGTGACCGGCTTCGCGGCGACACTGCTTGACGACGGGACTGCCTCGGCGGCGCGAAGCACGCTTGGCGCCGCCAGTAGTTCTCATACCCATGATGCGAGCGAGATCGTTTCCGGCACAATGGCTGACGCCCGCATTGCGGAGTCAAACGTCACTCAGCATGAGGCTGCGTTGTCGATTGCTGCCGACCAGGTTGATTTTGCTGGCGCGGGGGCGATCCCAACCACGGCAGATTCGGATCTCGTTTTGATTGAGGACGTCACTGACAACACCGTCAAGAAAGCGTCCCTCCTCCAGTTGATGGCGCACACTCACAGTCATGCTGCGAGCGAGGTGGTGTCAGGGACATTCGCTGACGCCCGCATTTCGGAGTCCAGCGTCACTCAACACGAGGCGGCGTTGTCGGTTGCCTACTCACAGTTGACGTCCCTTGCGATTGATTCCGGCGACATTGTTGCGGACATCGTCACCGGACTGACCGAGGAGGCATCCCCGGCCGCTGGCGACTTCTTGCTGGGCGTGGAGTCCGGGGGTGCGTTGCGAAAATTCGACATCGACAATCTCCCTAGCGGTGGTGGAGGCGGTGGAGATTTCATGGCTGATGGTTCCGTTCCCATGACGGGGGATTTGGACTTGGGCGGCAACGCTGTATTGGATGCTGATACTTTGACGACGGCCTACCGACTCGCCCCTTCGACCCCGGCAGCCGGATACGGGGTCTGGTATGCCGATGCTTTGGGCAAGCCATCCTTCAAGAATGCGTCAGGCACAATCTATGATTTGACTGACTTGGACGGAGCAGTCTCCGATCTGTCCGATGTAACGATTACCTCGATTGCGTCCGGGGAGCTGCTCAAGTGGAATGGTTCGGCCTGGATCAACAACACATTGGCCGAGGCTGGGATTGCTGCGGCTTCCCACACCCATACGGAATCCGACATCACGGATCTGGGCGCTTACATCACAGCGTCATCTAATGACACGCTGACGAACAAGACCATCGACGCCAGCCAGTTGGTAGTGACCAACAACTTCGACTACGGCGAATACAACGTTTACGCCAACCTGTTTGGCTCGACGTTGGACAACACCACCTACGCTGACCTAAGCAGCAGCGAGTGGGAGTTTTACGTCGGAGGGTTGGCAGCCCTGCATCTGGACAGTGCGCAGGACGCTACTTTCTATGGCAACATCGCTGGCCCGACGACGCAGGTCTCGTCGCACCACATCCTCGACCACACGACGACGCCGTCCGCTCCCATTGGGGGCACTTCGCACCTCTACGCCAAGTCAGACGGCGAGTTGTATTTCTACGCCCACGGCGGAAGCGAAGTTCAGGTCACCACAGGTGGAGCGGTCCGCTACGCCGCTGGCGACCTTATTTTGGGCACCACAACGCAAGTCTCGGGCGACATCAACCAATTGCACAATGTTGTGCCCTCTGCTGCGACGGTTATTACCATGCCGTCTGGCGGGTCTAACGGTGACCAGATCGCGTTCAACATCACCAACAACTCCAACCACTATGCTGTGACGCTGGAACTGTCCGGCGGCACGGATATGTGGGTCTTTAATGGTTCCGGCTTCGCTGAGTTCGTCTGGATTGGTAGTGACTGGTCGCTGCTGAACGCTTCGGAGAACTTCAACGGGGCGAAGGGCGACATCACAGTAGGCAAGGGCAGCGGCCAGTCGGTGAACCTACCAGTGGGAACCAACGGGTATGTGCTTACCGCCGACAGCACCGAGACCTCCGGCGTCAAGTGGGCGGCGGCGGGGGGGCAGAGCAACGAATTTTCCGACAACGTTTTCCGCATTCAGGACGAAGGCGACACGACCAA